TATGGTGTCTTGGTTGTGTGTTAGTGTCCAAGATCTAATTTCTGCGATCGCCGTAACGCCACCTGCAGAGTCAGTCTTGTCAATTTTTACTTGGCCTAATTCGCCTGTCAATGTTGACATATTTTATTCCTCCTGTTGGCTACCTTTGATGTCATCCACCAGTTCCAGCATGCTGTCGCCCTCAAAGACTTCATCTTCAATGTTGTCTTTGACCACTGTCGCTGTGGCTTTGGTGATTGCCATCTTGGGTTTTGTTTTGGTCACTTTCGCAGAAGCCTTAGGTTTGCTTGGTGACTTTTTCTTGACTGTGTTGGACACCATTGTCCATCCTTCGTCTTGAAATCTTTGTATTCTTGATTGGGGCACTTGTTTGCGTTGCCCGTCTTTGTGTATCCATGTGTGTGTCATGTGTGTCTCCTATGCGGCGCTGGTTGTGAAGGTGTAATGCACCTCACAAGTCACCGTAAATTCTCCCAATGGTGGTTGTCTCTCTTGATTGACTTCCACAGCAGTCACCCTTGTCTTCACAGCAGTGGTACTGCTTAATTCTCTTGTCCTGTCTGTGTTGAGTGTTTCCTCAATGCGTTCAATCATTTCATTTCTCTTTTCATCAACTGATTGCACGAAACCATCTCTGCCATCTGATCTCACAAAACCCTGTATCAACATCTCCAACACCGCACGTCTGTTGCCACCCATGGTGTGTTCTTCTCTGGTCTCGTTGCCAGTGGTTACTAATATGGCTGGAAATTGTGTGAGTGCTAATTTTTGCACGTCAAATGGTTCTCTGGTCACCAATACTGGGCGTGGCGGATTCATGTCCCCCAACACGTCTACTATATTTTTTGCTATGTTCTCTCTTAGACTCATTACCTCTTCAAGCGAAGAGATACTGTGGCTTCACGTTCTGAATCTGAATAGGTGCCTGATGAGTCTATGTCGTATGACACACCAAATCTCATCTCATCGTCCAGTTCACGTTCATATTCACGTCTGTAAAATTCCATCTTACGTTCAAAGATGTCTTGGTCCGCATCAAACTTTGCCAACTTGGGAAAGATATGGAAACCCAGTGCCCTATACACAGCACACTTGGTCCATTGTTGTGCGTCCAGTTGATCTGAATTCATCCTTGCTTGTCCCACGCCAATCCTTGAAATGTCCAAGGTGCTTAGGTTGAAAGTAGGCCACCAACGTGTCTGTAGATCACGCAGGACATCAGTCGCGGCGTTGTCTATCTCAGTTTGTAAGTTGATTATGCCCAATTCATCAATGTTGGGTTCTACTTGTTTGACGTCATTCAGTACAGCAGGTTTAAATGCCATTGTATTATCCTTTAATTTACAGAGGCGAAGTCCTTCTTCGTCCTTACTTTGTATTTACGCTTTTTTGCCAAAATCATTTGATAAAGTGCCAACAATAAAAAAAGGGCGACAAAATGCCGCCCTTTGTGTGTATGCTCTCTACGACTGTATTATAGTCCAGATGCTGATGATTTAACATCCACACCATATGAGTCATGTAGTTCACCTGTCGCGTAAACGGCAGTTGCTACAAGTTCAGTGCCTCTTAAAGAAGCGTCTCTCTGAGTCTCAATGTTGATGTCTCTCATCATCGCAAGACCTAAAGCGTCTCTAGAGAATACTCCACCAGAGTAAGCAGTTGCTGAATCTTCTACCACGTTAGACGTTTCAAAGATATCAATTCCTACTATTCTTCCAATGTAGCCTTCTCTCATTGCTTCATTCTGTAAGATACCAGCGTTTGGATTTACAAACGTTGCAGTTAAAGTTGACTTTAATGCATGTGTCTGTTCTGGGTTGAACACACCGTAGTATGGTCCAGGCACACCAGCCGCTTTTAGTTTAGTAGCCGCTTGTGATAACACAGCCACTGTTAGATCGTCACCATCATTACCCACTGACTGTGAAAAGCCTGAGAATAATGCTGTTAAGTCTCTGTCCATCTTCTTGGAAATTGCTTCTCCAAAAAGTTTACCTAAGTCTTGTACCACGTCTGACTCACTGGCATCTCTTGCAAGATCAGTAAGTGTAGTCATGATACCGTTTTCTGCCACTGTTAAGTCACTCTTAGCAGTTGCCACTTCAGTGTTGCTCAAGTCCGCTGACTCAGATACTGCAGCCGCAGTAAGAGTTGGGTATTTTGGCACCTGAAGTACTTTTCCAGATCTCAATGGCATAGTGAAGTTTCTCACTAGGCCTCTCATGATAGAAGTTTCAGAAGCAACAAACATCGCCTCCGCTACCAATGGTGAAATCAGGTCATTCAATGAAGTAGTGTCTGATTCGTTTGACATTTTCTTCGTCTCCTTATTTTAGTGTGGGGTTAACGGCCGTATGCCGTCTTCCTCCAAGTTTTGTATTTTTCTCTATCACCTGGCTTGTTCATATCAAGTTTGGTAATATCAATTTCACCTACAGGAGCGACATTGCCCACACCACCATTTGCGCCTGAGCCTGTTGGACCCGCTGCCACAAAGTGTGGATTGGCTGTCAAGAATTCGTTCACAAGTGTTTCAACGCCCAAAGGTTGCCCCTTGTCATCGTAACGCACCTGTCCGTTGTTGTCCATCACATCAACTGTGCCCTGTTCGTTCAACTTCAACTTGCCCTTCAGCAACGCAACCACTTGGTCTGGGTTGATTGCTTTGGCCTTGCTTGCCGCTGACAACACGGAACCGTCCACTTTGATATTGGTAAGTTCTGATTGGTATTGGTCAAGTTTGGCATTGTATTTGTCTGCCTGTTCCTTGATCACCTTGTCAAACTCTCCCCTTTTCTTGGCTTCCTCCTGACGTCTGGATTCGTCCTGGTCTATCAAAGTCTTGTAGTGATCCAAGTCAACATCTTTGTATCTCTTGAGAATTTTTTCTCTTTCCCTTGAAACACGTTGATGTATGATCTTGTCAACTTCATCCTGTGTAAATCCTGTTGTTTGAATTTCTTCAGGAGCAGTATCTCCCTGATCTGTTGCCGTAGCATCATCCGTAGTTTGCTTAGTTTCTTCAACCATGTCAATTTTCCTTTTTATTGTCTAGTGTGACCCTGCATATGCAGTGATATTGTATTTACCGCTTAACCCCTAGATCGTCTTGATCTGCGGGCCCTTGTGCGGGTGTTTTTCTTTTTGTCTTCGTCTTTTTTCTTGCCACGCATACGTGACGACTTTCTACCACCCCTTGTTGCCATGATACTTTCCTCCTTGGAATTTGAACACACCTGGAGATGTGTCAGTGAAGTTTACTGTGATTGGGAACAAGAAATCAACCAGATACCCTATGGCATCTGACATGTGGTCGTGACCTGAATCCTTGTCCACAATATTGGTGCCTTCTTTGTACACCAATCTCTCTAAACTGTTGATCACATGTTTGCATTTGTAATCCACAGCCAAACCTATTTCACCATTCGCATTTTTCAGTTTGGCATTCACCGCATTGATCCTGTCCCTCACTGGTGTGTGATTGTTTCTCACACGCACCACGAATCCTGCGTTCTGTAGTATGCTTAGATCTGTCCTGCCTCCCGCGGATGAACGTCTCTGTTTGCAACTGGGATCTGGATACACCATTATCTTGGCACCAGGATATCTGTTCTTCAGTTCCTGGCAAACTTCTTCCGTGTTTGAACTCTGCATGGATATCTCGTCGTGTATGGTGATGTGTCCGCTTTCGTCTATGTGTGAAATGCACAGACACATGTTGCCCACGTTGAAGTCCATGCCCACGTGCATGATACCTGATTGTGGTGGCAACTGTTGTATGTGTGTGTCCCTGTCAAAGTTGTAAAACACCCTGCCTGAGTATGTGTTGAATGTGGCTTCGTATTCTTGTTGGTATGTCTTGGCATCCATGTCACGTTTGGCCTGTGTCAATTCACTCTCATCAACTATGCCACCGTCTATGGTCTTGTATTGCCATGCTTGCCAGTCTTGTAATTCTTGTGCTTCTGTGTAAAGTTCATGTCCCCAACTGCCAACACCTTTGGGTGTGAGTGTGAACAATGCTTTGCCTTTCCTGTCGCTCAATGCTGGACGTATTACTTCACGCCACAACCTTGGATCCAAATCCTGTGCCTCATCCAGTGAGACAAAAGTCAGTCCAA